CTAGTATTTATAAAAAGAAAGGGGGAGCGTTGAACTCCCCCTTTGTTATAAGCACGTGTTGGATATTATTACTGTGCAGTAATAACGTCAATAGAACCAGCACCTGAACCTGCTTGAGCTTCATCAGTACCTTCAACACCTAATGTATAAGTGCAAGTACCTGCCGTTCCCGCCGCAGTCACATAGTGAATTGTGTTATTGTAGAATCTTTCTACGTAAGCAACAGTAGAGTCATTCAATATAACCTGTACACAGAACTCACCAAGTCCGCTACTGTTAGTAGCAGATAATGATCCTGGTGCAACTGCTTTCAATTGGTACACAGCATTAGTAGAATCTTCTAATGAAATTTTGAATAGTTTAGATCCTCTTTGTGATATTATATAAGCCGTAGTAGAATCATTTTTTGATCCACCGTACGGTCTATAAGCTGTTACAGCTATATTACCTGCCGCGCCACTTGAAGTGTTGGCCATTTTACTTTTTTTAATTGGTCTTCCCATTTTGTTTTCTCCTTTGTTCAGAGCCTAATGTGAGTTCTACTCACTACGCGGTTTATTCCGCATAAGTCTTTGCTTGTTGCAAAGCTCTGTTGAACTACACGTATTTATCAAAAAAGAAAAATAAAAAGAGTGGTGTAAAATTTAAAGTAGTACACCACTCTTTGAGGTTAACGTATTTCTAGATTTTTATATTATTTTCGATTATAGATATGATATAAAATCCAAACTGCTACTAGTCCTATCAGACCTTGATCTGAGAAACCTTGCAGTACGCCCTGAACATTTCCTATAACAGAAATGCTTGGCCAGAACGGAATACCGTGACCGTTAAAAAGAATTTCTAAAACAATTCCTAATGCTATTAGACTTACGCCTACATCAGCTAATCCTTTTGCCCATCCTTTTATTTTAGTAAGATAATCCATGTGGATCTCCTTTACAAATTAAGATTCATACGAATCTTAGAATTATTTAGAAGTATGTTTTGTGAATAAAACTACACTATTTGGTTTATGAACCTTGTGATGGGGAAATATTTTTTTTATCTACGTACAAAACTCCTCAAAAAGTTTATAATCATAGTGGTTATAATTTTTGTGCCATTTGAGAAATTCTTCATCTAAATTTTTTTTATTGGCATATTTTTTATAATCAGTGCGACTTCTGTTTGTGTTTAGTCTTGGTTCTCTATCAATTTTTAATAAATCAGCAACGTCATTCCAGCTTTGTTCAAAATTTTCTGTAGAAAAAACTCTTTGAAAATTGTTTTTTAAACATTGTTGCACAGTTATATATTTTGAATTTATATCTACATTAGGATCTTGTAAAAGATAATTTTTATACAGCCATAAAGTAAAAAAATTACCAGCTAATTGCCGACAATTGTCTTCAAATGTATCTGCTTCTGCTTCATTTTTTGACATATCATAGTTGAATTGTGATATATCTCTATCTAAAGGATTACGTAACCAAGTAAAGTGTGTGCCAGGTGTGCGTTTAGTTGTGTTGTGTCCAAATGCATAATCTAATTTGCTTATTTGTTTCTTATTTGCTCGGTCTTCAAGACGTATTCTTAATGTACTACCACCTGTTTTTGGTATGTGATGAAATGTGTGATGCATTTTGTTATTTAAATTATGAAAGTACCGCCACAAAAAAAGGCGACATAAAGCCGCCTTTTTGTTTGTAAATTATGCGTTTTTAATTTTGTTTAAAATATCTTTACTAAACAAGTTATTGTATTTTTTATATAACGGTGACCATAATTTTGATAATTTTTCAATCTCTTCGTCTGACCATGTTATAATTTCTTCAATACCTAACTCTTTTTGTTTATTTTTGCTTGTTTTGATTTCTTCTGCGTCAGCAACTGTTTGCATTCTTTCAGTTTTTGCTGAATATAAACCAGCAGTTTTCATATGACCTTGATCTTCAGTTGTTAATGAATTCCAAAAATCGTCATTTAATAATATTGTTGTCATATACATCGAATGTTTAGTATCTGCAACATATTTTTGTGATTTGTAAGCGTCTACATGGTATCTAGGATAAGTTGTTTGAGTCATATTAACTTTTCCCCAATCTAGATCTGCACAGTTCTGTTGTCCATCAAGATGCTGGACAAAAGAATTTGTAAAACTGTCAACTTTTTTAGCACCAACAAGATCAATCATATCAGCGTGTACAGGATTTCTTCCTCTAAAATACGTTTTGCCAGCAAAATCTTTTATTGATCTTACAGGAGTGTCTGATGCTATACATCTGTATCCACCTGAATATGTGTATGCCAATCCACGTACTTTTGCTTTTTGATATAAATGCTCAAATAGTTCTTTACCTATTTCTCCTTCAAAAACTCTAGATGCATGATCGTGGTCTTTGAATAGGTAAGGCATTGATAACGCATAAAAATCTGTTGCGTCAGACTCGCCCAGAATGTCTAAAAATATTTGACTAGCGTGTACTCTGCCTTCTTTTAATTCTGTGAAAGGATCGCATATTATACCATCATAGTACTTGTCTTGGTACTCAGCTAGTGTAAGTATTTCGATCTCATACTTGTTGTTTGTTAATTTATCCAAATGTTTCTGAAAGTCTTCAGCAGTTCTTATGAATAATTCCGCTGGTTCATGAAATAATAACCATTTAATCTTTTGTTTTGCCATTGCTGTTCTCCTATAATACTTTATTTATGCTATTGTTTCGTTGTTATTACCAATTATGGTGGCCTCTAGTTCCTTATTATTATATAGGTTAAAATACCATAGTTTATGGCCTATTTTTTGAACAATTCGTTTCCCAATGCCTAACTCTTTTTGGACCAGGTAGTTATAATTGCCCACATTCCAAAAATGATTACTTTTGGCTCTAAATAAATCTGTTATTATTGTCCTTTCTATCTTGTTTTCACTGTTTAAAAATTCTTTCATTGCTCTTTTATTTTTAAGTAAGTGTGCCCAATGATTTTCTTGCGGTTGCTCCCAAAATCCTACTTCTTTATTGTTGTCAATTAAGTGTTGAAATGCCCAATTTTTAAGTAAATCATTAATATTTTGTGATTTATTTTTTTCTTTTTGCATTATTTTTATATAATTTTGAGATGTAGTTGATGCTGTTTTAATTTTTGGAAAAAAAGAGTACACTAGTGGATGAAAAAATTTATTACCTTTACTATCTAATATTATAATTTCGTCTAACTGTTGTAAATTTAATAATGTTTCAACATATTGGAAATATTTTAATGTAGGTCTTTGTAATATTTTAACACTAGGACAAATTAAAACTTTTTTATTTTTTATATACTCACCAAAATTTACTTTTACCAGTTGCTGATCTTTATAAATTTCAACATTAAAATCAAACATATGGAATATTTAAGCTGTGAAAGTACCGCCACAAAAAAAGGGCGATATATATCGCCCTTTTATAAATTTAAATTATCCAGTAGTTACTGGTACGTCTGGAGCAAATATTCCTGATTGCCATAATACTATTGCTACAACAATTACAACACCGGCCCAAATCCATTTATTTTTAAGCATTTTAAATCTCTCTTTTGTAAAAGAAAAAGGCGACTTAAAGTCGCCCTTCTCTATATTGGTTTGTCTAAATAATTCCAAAAATAAGAATTATTTAAATTTTAAGTTTCCTGAAGTGATCGCCACTAAACCTACGTAGTCAGCCGCATTACCAAGTGAACTTGCAGTGTTTGTTAACTCTACATATCCATATCTTGTTAAGAAACCAACAACCGGTTCGAAAGTAGCCGGATCAAGAACAACGCCACTTGACATTAAAGGAATGTAAGGACAATAGAACGCTGGTGCGTCTGCCTCACTTGCTCCTTTGTAACCAACTAGTACTGAAGTACCATCTGCCGCGTAAGCGTCAGTGTATACTCTCATTGAAGCGTTTAATGTACCAACAAATTTTGTGTTAGTAGGTGCTTCAAAAGTACCTTCAGTTGATCTAGCAAATGCTGATGTTGTCGCAGATTGAAGAATAGTTAAAGCAGTTGGAGATACTACTGCGTAGTTTCCAGCGCCTCTTCTAGTTCTTGTTGCGATTTGGTTTGCTACTCTGTTGATTAACACAGCCAAAGCCGCGTGTTCGTCACCAACGAAAGTTGCAGTACCAGAAACAGCCGCTTGGTCATAAGTTTCACTAGCTGAACCAGCTAATGTTCTTAGTGAGCCAATTATTTCTTGGTCGATCTCAGCCGTAATTTCTTGAGCTAATGCCGCCATGATCTCTGCTTCTACATCGATACCTTGTTGTGCTTGAGCATCTTGAGCCGCTTCAAAAGTCCATCTTGCAGATAGTTTTCTTGATTTCGCCTCAACTGGTTGTTTCAAGATTTGAATTGATAATCTCTTACCAGCTGTACCCTCTAAAGATGCTGTTGAAGCGCCTTTTGGAGTAGTGTTGTTCTGGTTACCAGCGTATGCTTTCGCTATTTTAAATGGAGATAATGCTTCTTCACCAGCAGTTGTATTAGAACTTACTGTATCTGCATATCTTATTCTTAGTGTGTGAATCTGTCCAACCGGACCAGTCATTGGTTGTACACCAACGATCTCGTTCGCTATAACAGTAGGCATAACCCTACGTATTACTGGAAGAATCACTCTGTTTAACGTTGCAACGTTACCAGCTGATGTAGCACCAGCAGTAGCTTGTTCTGACAAATATCTTTTAGTGTTTTCTAAAATGACATCCATCGTTTTTTTCTTGTTGCCCGCTAAACCTTCAGTTAGAGCAGTCTTAGTCTCTGCCCATTTAGATTCAAATATTTCTGACATTTGTATCTTTCCCCTTTAGTTTATTATATACCCGCCAAATGACGAATATTTGTTATTTCCGCATCTTCTCTCACCGCTCTGTCGCCGCCGCTTTCAGAAAGAACTTTCGCTTTTCCTGGAACTGCTTTGTCCGCCATTACGTGAGGTAGATACTTGTCAAATGAAGCTTGTAGTTTAGCTGTTTGAACTGATTCTAACAACTGACTCATTACTTCACTCTTTTCTTTGCCCAATGGTTTGAGCATTTCAGCCATCTTTTCCTTGCGTTCCATCAAGTCAGCTTGTCTTTTGGACTCAGCTTCTTTCGACTCAATCACCGCGTTTTTCTCTTCGACAGCCTTCTCAGCATCGGCTAGTTTTAGAGTTGTTTCATCAACAACTTTCATCAACTTGCTAGTTTCAGATTTTTCATTTAAGTATGAATTCTGATACTCGCTCGCAAACGCTTCGAATACTTTTTTACCAAAGTTAACTTCTCTTGCTTTTGTGATATCTTCTTTCAACGTGCTTAATTCTTCAGCAAGTTTTTTATTCACAGCAGATTCTACAACTTTAGCAGATTTTGTTATGAAAGCCTCTTTCATCTTAGCCATTTGTTTTTTGGCTTCGGCTACTAGTTTGACTTTCGTTTCCACAACGCCTTTTTTGTCTTCATGGAATTCTTTAATTTCTTTTGCAAGAGCGTTTACTACAAACTCTTCCATTTTACTAAAGTTTTCATGAACACCTTTACGGTCGCCATGTAGTTCTTTTAACTCTTCTGACAATTTAGTAAGAACGAATTCTTGTAATTTGGCAGAGTGAGCGCCTACGTTTTCTTTGTAGGATATTTTTTCTTGTGCAAGTGCTTTTCTATCTTCTATAAATTTAGAGATCTCTTCGCTTAACTTCTCAGACATCATTTTATCGATTGCTTCGATCATGTTGCCTTTGTCGTGTTCGTATCTTTTAGCAAATTCTTCTCTTAATTCGGCACCTACTGTTTCTTTATTTTCTTTGATCTTCGAATCCCAAGCTTCTTGGATGCTTTTTTGTACATCTTCTGAAATTGCTCCTGATTCTACTAGTTTTGATATATCAAACATTATTTTAGGTCCTTTATTATGTTAGTTAACGCCTCTTTGAGGTACTTTTGAGCTTTTACATCATTTCTAACTTCCGCCGCCAGTCCCTTTGCCATATGTCCACCTTTTGTGTTTAAAAGATGTTCATAAATTGGCGTAGGATAAGCTCCTGGTGCCGAAGGTTGGGCCACAACATCAACTGTTATGATTTCAAAGTCTGAAACTTCGCCGCTACCGTACTCTGATATGTTACCAGAGCCACGAGAGCTAACGCCTAGTTTCACACCTGATTCCAACATTGTTTTGACAAGTTGGCCCATCGGTGTCGGTAAAATTTTCATTTTACCATATCCATTTGGTCCATCCATCCACATTTCAGTAATCATGTGAGACACACGGTCCAAATTAATCTTTAAATCGTCGGGATGATCTACTTCTCCGAGAACTGAATAACCAGAACTAACCTGATCATTAAGAGTTTTTACTGCTTTTCCTATTTCATTAACAGGATAAACTCTTTCATTGGCATTTTTAATGCCTCCTTGAATACAGATTCCTTTCATGTACAAATCTTTGCCTTGTTCACCTTCGTGCAAGATCTGCATTCTAGCCTGATCATAGGTTAAGTGTTCTCTAAGATATAATGACATCCAAACTCTCCTTTAAAATCTCAATACTAGCTTATTTGCCAGTTATTGGTGATTTTGCTGATTTGTCTGCTTTGTCGCCGGTTTGAGGTTTAACTTCTTTTTTATAAGAAGTTGACTTGTCTTTACCGCCTGTATTTTCAAAGTCGCCTGCAACTTTTTTTGCAGTTGGTGCCGGTCTTCCTTTGTCTTCAGCGCCACTACCAGTTTTTACTGGAGTTCCGCCTGGTTTTGCACCGCCTTTAGTTGCATTTGGAGAAGCTTTACTATCAGCATGATCAGCATTATCAGCAGACTTTTTGATCTTGTATTCTTTTACAGTCTCTTTAGTTGCTTCTTTTGCATCATCTTTGCCTTCTAGTCTAGACATCTCTGGTTGAGTTTCTTGTGCTGGTACAACTGGTGCGAGAGCCGTTTCTTCTGCTTCATCATCACCGTCTTTTTTGCCCATCATTGCTTCAAATTCTGCTTTTAGTTCGTCTAAAGCGTCTTCTAAATCAACAACTCTGTCTTCTACAGATCCTTCTTCACCGTTTTCAGCATCAGCGTCCATATCTTGGCCTAATTCGTCAGCCGCTTTGTCGCCTTCGCCTTCTTCATCACTTGAGATATCTTTAATTAATTCGTCAGTAGCATCGCCACCGATTTCTTCAATTGATTCTTCGTCAGTTTTTTCAACTGGTGCTTGTGATAGTGTTGGTGCAGGTTTAGTAAAGACTCCTTCGTCTTTAATATTTTCTTCTGCAGATTTGTCTTCTTTAGTTTCGTCAACTGCTTCTTCTTTAGCTTCTTCTTTTTTGTCTTCTACTTTTTCGTCAGCTTTTTCAGTTTCCTTAACTTCTTCTTTGTTGTCTTCTTTAGCTTCGTCTTTAGCTTCTGCTTTTACTTCTCCATCTGCTAAATTTTCGTAGATATCTCTTGATTTTTCTACTACTATTTCGTGGAAAAGAGCTTCAGCTTTTTCGTTTTCTTCGTTAATTAGTAATTCTAATAACGATTCAAATTTATTCGACATTACACGTGCTCCTTTTATGTGATTTGTACTTATAAGTGTTATTATTTAAGATAAAGTTGCAAAAACGGGGGTATAACTGATGTAAAAAGGCGGTTTTGACTATATTTTAATTTCTAAATTAAATTTTGACAATAGTTGTTCTGTAGTCATATGATGCATGTTGTCATTCCAATCTAAATCTTTAGGTTTGAACCATCCTTCAGGTATTACTCTATGAAATTTAATATCTTTGAAATCTTGTAAGCAACGTTTGGTTTGGTTCATCCAGTTACCGTAAAAAGTTGCTTCATCTGTACTTTTTTTGTAGTTACGAGTATCTTTAAAGAGGTTATTAAATCTATGTCTGTTGGAACTTTTGGGATTAGGATATCCAGTATAGTCAAACCCAAGCATATAAATCTCAGTGAACTTACGATCACATGCCAATCTTAATGCTGTTGGTCCAGAACTCCATCCTAAACTAGGCTGAAACCATTTTACATTATCTAATATTTTTTGATTTTTATTATATTGTGCATTGAAGTTTGACCATACTTCATGTTTAACAATATAATCTGTTTCTGCAAGTTCTAACATCATTTTAGGATCGACAGCAACTAAAAAATCTGGAGTATCAGTTCTATAAACACCATTGCAGGCAAACACTGTACCGTGTTTTTTTAAATCTTCTATTTGGATTCCTTTTCGAGATTCCCCATTACCTAATACAAATGCTACTTCATTCATGATTTATATTAATTATTCTGTTTTACTAAAGGATATAATAAATTAGATTGCTAAATCGTCTGCTTGTGGTTGAGCATACATTTTTTGAACAAATTCTGCTTCTTCTTTTTGTTGTTCGTCATGGTCTTCAGATGCTAATCGCATTGAATTAATATCACTGAGTGTAAGACGTGTTTTTCTAGTATCGTCTTTATCTAATATTGAAATATCTTGTTCAGGATCATAGGTTTTATCCTGTTCAAAACCGTCTTGCGTATAATTAAAAAATTCACGTAGTTGCATACTCGTATTTAATCCTATATAGTTGTTCCGCCACCTGTTCCACCTGGTATTGTTCCGCCTCCGCCTGGTGTTTGTCCTGGTGTAGTTTGACCTGGTTGTCCTGGTTGTGGTGCTTCTGGCTCTGCAGTTGGTTCTTCAAATTGATCTAAATCAGATGTAATACCTGCTTTTGATACTCCACTTGATCTTAATTGTGCATTTTTACTTTGTTTTCTTTGTGGAATATTATTTTCTTCTGCCCATAAGTCAGCATTTCTTGCCATTTCTTCTTCACTTAATCCTAAATATCTGCTTAATGCAAATCTTTTAGACATATAAGGAAGTTCAGCAACTTGTGTAAATGTTTGTACTCTACTTTGATCCATTTCAGTTTGTCTATATGCCGCAAAGTTTTGTGGTGGATTAAGTTTAAGTTCAAACATTCCATTATCAATGTTGTAACCTTTTGATTTAATCCATAATTTAAATTCTTCATCAAATGTTACGTTCAACATACTTTGTAATCTCATACAATATTTGTTAAATCTTAATTCTTGGATATATGCAGTACCTACTCTACCATCATTGTATTGTTGTTGTCCATCATCAGGACCGGTTGGCAAATATGAACTTGGAATTCTTAATCCTCTAAACAATTTGTTTGTAAAGAATTTAAGATCATCTATTTCACCTAAGTTGGTACCACCTGGCAGTGTATCAACTTTAGATCCTCTTCCTTCAGCGGTTTGCGGAAAGAAATAATCCTCATTAATTGACATTGGATTATATGTAGCATCAATATAGTTGACACCACCCGATGTGCTTGGAATTCTTCTTTGATTAATTTCGTTTTTAACTCTCTCAACAAATTGC